CCCATGTTATCGTCATGAAATTTAATTGTTGCATTTTCAAACTTATGTTGCATCTGTATTACTTTTTTTCTGTTATATTGATTAGCAGTCTCTGACGATATAGTAAATTTAGGTAACGATATACTTTTGACCAGCATATTAATTTCGTTTCTATGTCGTTGTAATAAGTCAATACTTTTTAATGCGCCGGGATTTATACTAAAAGATACATGAAATAAATGATCAAACTTTGGAGCAAGTCTAAATGAATCGTCTGCAAATAGTCTGCTTGCGTGACGTTGATCCCGCAAGTAAACATGACTTGTAGGACTATGTGATTTTAAATATTTGCTAGGTGTAAAGGCCATAATAATATTTATCTTAAATATTAACTACGTAGTTAATGACTAGTCACTAAAAAACCCGCTGAGCGGGTTTTTTAATTTGTTGATTATCTGTAAGGAACGCCGCCACCTGTTGTAGCAGTACCTGCACGTTTCTGTCCAAAACCTTCAGTTCCCATACCAGCGCCTGGCCCAATTTGCTGTGCGTTGTCGTATTGGATACTAATATCAATAGTCATAACGTCGGCAGCACCAGTATAGCTCAGTGTTTGATAATTTGTGCTGTCAACGTAACAGCCATACAATTCCCAAGTTTCAAGCACTGTGGGAGTGTTAGTACCGTTACCGCCATCTAACATTTCAATTCGTGTTAGGAACTTATAATCACCAGCACTTGCCGCAGAGCTTTGTTCAAAGAAGTCAAACTGCTTTTGATTTTGCTCGCCAACTAATTTAGTCACGTTGTTAGAAACATCGTCACGTAATTTAATTGTTAGTGGTTGCCATGTTGGCTTACCAGCATAGTGAATCTTACTGTTATAAACTTCAATAGTCTGATCTGCAAATTTCACGTTAGGTCTGCCACAATCAGCTACTTGTTTTGTTAATTCTACTGTACCACCTGATACACCAAAGTTTTCAAAACTAACTCTGAATCTGTACTTTAACTTAGGCATTAACATGCCTTGAGTACTTGAGCTTTGGTTACTAGCTAGCGGTACTGTAAATCTTGATAATGATGCAATTGACATTGTGTTCTCCTAATTATTATAGACCTTTAATCTCGCCAGTATTCTTCAAGCGTAATGGAATGTAGATAAATTCCACTGCTTTTACTGGTTCAATTGCGACATCAAGGTATAGTTCGCTACGATCGATTCGTGCTGGTGTATTGTTTGATGTATCGCAAACTACAAGATAGTCGTACAATGCACGTTGTCCTACTAGTTCTAATAGTAAACTTTCAGCGGCTTGTTTGATTTCATTACGTGTAATAGTGTCGTTTGGTTCAAACACATATGGTTTTGCCAATTGACTAAACTGTCTACGTAGATAAATTACCAAACGTGCAACGTTGATTCTGTCTAATGAACTAGCACTCAGTTGACGTGTGTACTGTCCGTAGTTTACTAAACCTGTTCCGGTAATGTATGTGATTGGGTTTACATGGATACTTGCAAGTGTATCGCGTTGTCCAGTGTTTAATGCTGTTGCATTGAATTCGCCTGTTAACGAGTCAATGTAACCTACTGAACTTACGTTAGTGATACCACCACGGCGTGTACCAGCTGGAGCAAACCATGGATATGAAACATTATCGCTCAATGCGATAGTGCGCATCATCATGTAGCTTGGAGGAACAACAACGTTATTTCCCAACAAGTCTGTAGTGTAACCCCATGGATAGAACATACCCAAGTATGCATCTGTGGTTAATAAACCATCGTCGCCGTTGTTAACTGCATTGTCAGTATTGTTACCCCAGTTACTGATTGTTGTTGCATCTGGCTTCAAGCGAGCAGGAGTATCACCAATAACAAATGCACTAATGCCTCTATCATAATTCAATGCAACCAATGATGTGATTGTTTCAGGATAACCTGGGCAAGCAATCAAGTTGAATATGCGACTTTCTTCGTCACGAATTTGTTGGTTAGCGTTGATTTCAGCATTTAACGCGGCAACTACAACTTCACGTACTGCTTTACGTCCAAAATTTCCAGCGCCGTTAACTTGGTTAGCGGCCGCACTGAGCCAACGATGTGGATAGTAGTTGGTCATCAATGCGTTTGATTGACGAGTATTACGTGTAGTGGTATCAACGTAATTTCTAACAAATTTCAACACGTTGTATCCGCTACGACGCATGTTCCATAACAACATACCTTTTGGATATAGCGCAGGATCTGGAGCATCAAAATCTAAGAAATTGCTGGTTAACAAATCACTAATTTCTGCTTTGGTAGCAGTTAGACCGTCTGTGTTCCAACGTGCATCGTGGAATAGTACACCGTTTTCACTTGTTTGATCTGAGTTGTCTAACAATACCCATTTCTTAGTTAGATAATTGTATCGTTTGATTAACGGATAGTTTTCTAAATCGCTAGTGTCAATCCACAAGTCGCCGTTAGCCAACGGTGTTCCGTCGCTTTGTACAGTTGGTTGTGTTGCACTTACTTTAGGACCCATTGGATCAGTTATATCTCCACCAACTTGGTTTTGAGTGTAGTTCTTATAGCCAACCCATGTGGTGCCGTTGTGTATCATGATATCAACTTCGTCGATGTCGTTGTTGTACCATAATTGGCCGTCAGCGGCAATGTTTGTTGGAGGTGTTGCGCCTGCGGCTGCAATTGCTGTACCGTTCAAAACAGCTGACCATAAACTTGCAACATAGTTGTTTGCAGTGCCTGCTGGGTTAGGATACAAATTAGCAGTAGTGCTTGTAGAGAATATGTCAGCTAACGGAGTGTTAGCGCCGTCGACTAATCTAAAATCTCCACCAGCAGTGTGAGTAATGTTAATTGAGTTGTTGGCATTTTTTGTAGCAACTAATTTTGAATCAGGCAATGCGGCGTTAAAGGCAGCAATAACTGCATCCGAATCTGCGGCAGCACCTGCGGCTGTGAATGTAATAGTCACAGCTGAAGTCAATGTACCACTACCAATTACACTTTCTTGTATTGTAAAAGCGTTAGCGCCTGCTGTGAATGTACTGCTAGTAATAGGCGAGCTAGTAATAGTAGTTGCACCTACACCACTGCGTTTGTAAATTTTAAATGTAGCAATCTCTGGACCGCCTTCGTCATCGTTGTATTTGACATACACTGAGTTAACTGACAAATTGATGCCACCACCACTTGGATCAAGTGCTGCCAATGCAGATTGATTTGTTGGGAATAGTTTTGTAGTTTGTGTGATCCAAGAACGAGTTGCACTATTGTATTTCTTAATAATCCAGTCTGCGCCAGCATTTGCGTTGGTAGTTTTAACCCATACAGAGCCAGTTGGACGACCGTTAGCAGTTGATGTGTTGTCCGTAATTTTATATGTAGGAACACTTGTGTGTGCTGACATTGCCATGGCAGGAGCCATGTATGTTGTAGAGCTTAAACCAACTTTAGCTACTGTAGTTCCAGATAATACAATGTCTACACCTGTTGAGAACAAGTTTAATTTTTCATTAATTATTGCGGCTGTTACACCAGAAACTGTAGTGCCAATTGCGGCTACTAATCCAGTTAGCGTAGTTACACCAGTGAATGTAGTTGAATTGATAACAAGAGTATCGCCAGTTAACAATGTAATTGAGCTATTAGCAATAGTGCCTGTGGCAGCTGGCCAACTTGCGGCCCATGCTGTGGAACCAACTTCTACCCATGTGCCTGCGGGTGTTGCTGATGTATATTTTTTAAAATATAATTTGTTTAATGTTGTTACTGCAACCATTGCATAGTCGCCAATTGCGCCAACGCTTGCTAATGGTACATAATTAGGTGCCGCTGTAACTTTAGAAGCTTCTGTAATTACTGTTACTTTTTGTACACTGAATGATTGTCCGTCTGCAACAGTTGCAGGGCTAGCGTTCCATTCAAATACACCAAATTTAGTGTCAGTGGTATCAAGCCAGTATGTACCGTCTTCTGCTGGACTTGTTGGTGTTGTTGGAGTACCAGTAAGCTGTCCTACATCTAAGTCAGCACGTACAACATATGCACGATTGCTTACACCTAGGAAACTGTATGCAGTAGCTAGACCATATTCATTCTGTTCGCCAGCATGGATAGGATTATTATTTGCATCGGTGTAAAATTTAGGAATACCAAACGTATCTGACAAATCTTTCTGACTTGTTAGTAAGTATACTTTTCCAGCGTTTGCTTTCAATGTGCCAGGCGCTGTGCCTGTTGCCGCTCCGTTTTGTTTGTTTTCTGCTGATGCAACTACAATTAACGGAACTGTGCCGGCCGCGGCTGGGGTATAGAAACTTTCATCTATAACTGTTACGCTTACGCCTGGTGAACTAAGTTGAGCCATGTTGTTTTCTCCTTGAGTCCTTGTTCTACTATTATTTAGTACCAAAAGTAGTTTTTGGCTGGATAACAACT